AAAAGAGTATATCCGAAAGGCTATTGATTCTGGTTGGATTGTCAAGAACAAAACTGGAGGTGGGCAAAACGAAGGAAAAGAAAAAATTGCTGAGTATAAACCGCCAAAGACATATATGCAAGGCATACAGCAAGGCAAGAAAACTCTTGCCAGAGAGCTGTCGCATATCATAGACACGCACTTGCAAGTTTCACTGAAACCAGAGAAGCAGGGTAACAAAGTATCAATCCGGGCTTTTGAAAAGTTCCAGAACTTGATTGATGAGAAAACGTACGAAAAGGAATCATAAAAATGGATAATTTTAGACATCGGAAACATATGGAATGGAAGCAGAACCGCCGGGATATTTATTATTTTATTTTGAAATACTCAAAATCGCATAAAGGCACACCGCCGACAAGAATTATATCTGATGAACTGGAAATTAGCATGACAGCCGTTCAAAGGCATCTGAGACAATTCGAGGACGATGGACTGATTGTATTTCACGGAACTGGTTCGCACAGGACATATGATTTAGTAGGAGCAAAGAAACATGAAACTGTATGACGTATATGACGGAACGAAATATGTTGGGGAAATGACCATTGATCAGATTTCAGAGCTGACGGGAAAAACAAAGAGCCAGGTATCAAGGGCGGTTTATTCAGCCTGCCTGCTCGATGAAAGATATGCGATTGTGTACGATGGGCGGGACACAATCTGCAAATCAAATAAAAACGATAGGAGGATGCTGATGGAGTTCGATGCTCTTGCAGGGAAAATAAGGAGGTTGGCAAAGAGAACATGAATAAAATGAGAGAGTATGAACGTGGGAGAGAGGATGGTCTTGACCTTGCCAGAAGAATTGTAAGAGAAGGTGGGCTAGAAGCGTTGGAAAAAGAATGCAGATTCAGGGGAGTAACAGGAATCCATACTTCCCTGGCAAGAAAGGACCTGGACAAAGCATCTGAGAAGATCAAGCAGCTTGTATCTGAATGCTGCGTGATCATGGCGATAGCTGTTCTGCATGATGAATTTGGATTTGGTCAGAAAAGATGCCAGAAGTTCATGGCAGGCATGGACAAAGCTTCAGACTATATCGACCAGGGCTTAGCTGAATGGATTGATTATGTGCAGGCTATCAAGGAAGAACTGGGAATTGAATTAAGCTTTTCAGGAGAAATAAAAAGACATGCAGAATAACGGACAGGTAGCATTTGGATAGGAAAAAATTAACTTTATTTTTTTATAAGAAAGGATAAATGATAATGGCAAAATTCAATATTGAAGTGGAATTAGATTGGATAGATGAGGAAGAAGGGTTCAACATTGATGACGAACTGAAAGAGAGAGTTATTGCCGGAGTGGAAGAAGCACTTCTTAAAAAGGCAACATTCGAAGCAGTAAAAGCGGTTGATGATAAAATCGCAGAAAAGGTTCTTGAATCGGAACAGGTAATACAGGAAGCCGTGGACAAGTTCATTGCAAATGTATGTGAAGAAAAAATGGAGAAAATCATGATTCCAGAGAAGAAAAGTTCCTGGGGCACAGAAGTCTCATATACTCCACTGTCAGAATACGTAGGAAAGAGATTTGAAATTTTCCTCACAGAGAAAAGATACGACACTAATGGTAATCTGGCAAAATATAGTGGAGACAGAAAATTATCTGCGGCTAATGTGATTACTAGCAAATACCTCGAAAAAGAGCTTGGTTCAAAAGTTGAGGCAATGATTGCAACTGCAAAAAGAGAAGTAGAAGAAAGCCTCGTAAAGTCGCTGGAACAGAAATTAAAAGAAAATCTTGCAAAAGAAACCATTGAGAGAATGAACATTCCAGATGTATTAAAAAGATTCAGTGAATCTGCTCTTGAAAACAAGGCGGAGTAGCAAGAGGCTATATGACTTTATCAAATAAGGAAATAGAAATGATTTTAAGTTTAAGAAAGGAATAACGAATCCTCGGTAAACCGAGGTTGTAATTTAAAGGTGTAAAAGAAATTACATAAAGGGAATAATAGTTGCGTTGGCGATTCGATAAGGTGGAATTTGAAGTAGCGCACATATAGCATATTTGACTTATGTGAGTTTCAGACCGTCAGCATGGGAAGCCTATGTTCCTTATCCACGCACAGGATTTGTAGCGTGGTGTTATGAAAGTATGTTGGTTTTCAACAGGAATAAGCAGTTTTGTAGCATGTTATCTGGCAAAGGATGTTGACGAAATTATCTATACTCATGTGTCGAATCAACATCCCGACAGTCTGAGATTCTTACATGATTGTGAGAAGCTATTGGGAAGAAAGATAACGATAATTCAGTCGGAGGAATATTCCAGTGTGGATGATGTGATTGAAAGAACCAGATGCATCAATACTCCATTTGGAGCACCTTGCACAGACAAATTAAAGAAAAGGGTTCGTATGAAATGGGAACGCGAGCATCCAGATCATCATACTTATGTATGGGGATATGACCTGAACGAAAAGAATCGTGCAGACAGAGTATGCAAAGCGTTGAGTGATTACGACCATGAATTTCCACTGATTGAATACGGATTAACTAAACAAGAAGCGCACGGAATAGCGGACAGGTTAGGATTAAAACGTCCAGTTATGTACGATTTAGGCTATCCAAATAATAATTGCATTGGATGTATCAAAGGCGGCATGGGCTACTGGAACAAAATCAGAGTAGATTTCCCAGAAGTATTTAAACACAGAGCCAGACAGGAACGAGAAATTGGTCATAGCTGCATAAACGGTGTATTCCTGGATGAATTAGAACCAAACAGGGGAAACATAAATACAGAAATCATGGAGGACTGCACAATAGCGTGTCAGTTACTTACATGGGGAAAGTGAGGATGACAATGGAGAAATTAAAACCTTGTCCGTTTTGCGGAAAAGAGATAGATACAGAGAAAAATGTATACATTCCAGACAGAGACTGGGCACCGTCTTTTTACGATCCTGACAGCGGGGGAAATCCAATAGCCATTCACTGTGAATGCGGATTAACATTTTGCACAGACACATGGGATTGGAAGGAAGCTGTTGAAATATGGAATAAAAGAGTAAACAAGGAGGACGCAAAATGAAATTCAAAAGTAATGCAAAATACAACAAAGAACTTAAAACCGGAAGTATTTTCTCTTTAAAAAGCAATTCTCTGGGAATCGTTATTCACAAATATGTTGGTTGTGGAGATTCGCTGTTTCTTAGTAGCAGCACACTGAACATTGACAACTACGATCTTGAAACAGAAGATTTTGACGAAGCTGTCAGTAAAGCGAAAGAAATTATCATGAGTAAAGTTAAGAAAATCAGAGTGGATGCTTACAAATTCTATTCAGACAACAATATTGAATTTGGCAGATAAGAGGAGGACAAAAAATGAGCTACTGTGACGGAACTTGTAAGTATCTGAATGCAAGAAAACACAAATGCGAATTGACAGGAGAAAAACTCGCATACATGAAATACAGTAATGCTGTAATTAAGTGTTCAGTGCATGAACACAGGGGATTCTGTGAGAAAGACAAGGAGGACGCAAAATGTTAATCAGAAGTCAGAATAAGGAAGTTTTAGCTACACTTGAACTTTTATTCGATATCGAAGTTTCGGGTGGAGTAATAAGTGCAAGAAGAGATATGAGTTGGTGCTGCTTGCTCGGAGAATATTCCACAAAGAAAAAAGCTATCAAGGTACTGGACATGCTTCAGGAAGCCTATGTAAATGGACATATTGATCATCAGATGCCAGATGATAGTGAGGTGGTTGTATGAAGTACAGAAAGAAACCAGTTGTAATTGATACGGTACAGTGGACTGGTGCAAATAAGCGAGAAATGTTCGATTTCCTGACGGACTATCAGTGTACAGACCAGTACATGTCGGCAGAAGGTAAGAATTTCTATATCGACCATTGGAAGGTTCCAGGCGGTCTGGTTATTAAGACGCTTGAGGGCGAACATCTGGCAAATATTGGTGATTATATCATCCGCGGTGTACACGGTGAATTTTATCCGTGTAAGCCAGATATATTCAGAAAAACTTACGAGGAGGTGGAAGTATGAGCGATAAACGCAAAATATACGATTACATAAAAAAGACAATAAATCCTTACGGAAGACCTTTCGAGGGAACTGCATATGAGTTCGGGCTTAAGCTCATGGATTTCATCGAAAATATAGATGGTGAGAAAGCAAACGGATGGATTCCAGTCAGCGAGAGATTGCCGGAGAAAAATAAAGATGTAATTACAACTGTTAAATATAGTGGTTTTATGGGAATGTACGGAAGGTGGTTAAAGACAGCATTCATTGATGGCTATGGCGAATGGAATGGAGAATGTATAGGCGGTGAAGTTATTGCATGGATGCCACTACCAGAACCATACAAGGAGGACTAAATGGGATATTGCAAATTAGAGTGTCCAGACGGTGAAACGCAATGTTGTATCTGCTGTGAGAAACAAGACGGTTGCGATAACCGGTGTGATATGATGGATAGCTACGAATATGCAGAAGATTGCGAAGATTATGTTGAGGAGGATGAGCCATGATTACATTCTTATTAGGACTTGCACTTGGAATCATAGTCGGAGTGGTTGGTCTTGCATGTGCAGCGATCATGTACGATAAACACCACCCAGACGATTAGAAAGGAGAACGGTATGCTGACAAGGAATAAAAAGCTGAAAGACTACGGTATTCCAGCAGAGGACATTGAAAAACTGAATACGATGCTGAAAGACTTCCCGGCAGAGTACGGATGCCTGCTTTCCAGTGCTGCCTTGTCAGCTTGCCCGAAAAACACGGTGATAGCGGATATGGTTATTGAGAATATCCTACACCGGAAAAGCTACAGGAAAATCAGCAAAGAAAGATATATCCCGATGAATCCGAAGGACTTTTACGGATACAGGCGTAAAACTGTTGCTGTACTGTATGAGAGAATGCGGTTGTTGGGAGTGTGGGAGGATGAAAGATGAAAGAATATAGATGCCCAAAGTGCAATAGTAAAAACCTTTTTGTCAAGAAAGTTGGGAATAATACGGGATTGTATTGCGGGGATTGCGGTGCATGGATTAAATGGGTCGGGAAAAATGAGCTGAGAGCGTTTGAATATTTAAACAGACAGAAACACGTAGACGATGCTAATAGTAAACAAGACGATATTGCAAACATCATTTACGGCACTCTCGATCATATGTATTGCGATAATTGCAGATTCAATAGCGAAATTAAAGAAAGTGATAATGGTGAATGGAACTGTGATGAATGCCACAGAAAATATAATGGATGGGGAATTTCCATGCAGGAAAGTAATAAAATTGCAAAAGAAATTTTAAAACAGTTAGGAGAATAGAATATGAGCAGACTGATTGATGCAGACAAAATAATTGACTCTCTTGGAAATTCGGATATGGATTTTGCAATAGGTGCAGTTATTGACGAACAGCCGACAGTTTTTGATGTGGAGAAGGTTATTGAGCAATTAGAAGAATTAAAAATGAGATACTTCCTAACAATTGCAAATACAGGCGATGTAGATAAAGATTGTGCTTACAAAAATATTGCAAATACAATTGATAAAGCAATTGAAATTGTGAAAGGCGGTGGAGTTGAATGAGTAGTGCAAGCGTAAGATTTGGAACAAAAGCGTATGTATGCGCAAGGTACTTCCTCAGACCGGGAAAGTGCTTCAAATACATCGACCAGCGTGGCGAGGATACCACAGAACACATCTATGAGGTTATGACGTTATATCCATATTGCGTCCTGTTAAGAGATACCAGAAACGGAGTCAGAACTTGCCCGGGATATAATACTTTGAGCCTGATGCTGAGAGGAAGTGAAACGTATGAGTAAATCAGTATTAGTGATGGATACACCAGAGCATGGCTGCGTTTCCTGCTTAATTGGGAGAAATCACAGTAACTGTCTGGAAACCTGCATTTATTGCCCGATTGTAAAAAAGTCAGCATTAGACGAAGAAGCAGAAATAATTCCTGAGTGGTGCCCGCTGAAGCCATTGTCGGAGAAAACAACCGGAGTAGTTCTAACAGAGCATTGGAGTGGGGCAAAAAAAGGGTTGGAATGGTTGTATTGATGCAATCACAGGAGAAAATAAGTAATAATGAGAGGTGGAAAATATGATTGATTTAAGAAATACATGTGTTTTAGTCAAAACAAAAGAAGAAAACGAGAGATTACTTAAAGAAGCCGAAAAACAGGGGTTCCAATGGGATTCAAAAGACGATTGTAAACCATTGCCAGAACAATGTTTTCCAGACATCTTAAGGTTTTACGACAGCAAAGCTATTACCCATAGAGTATATGTTAACGAAAATTGCAATTGTTACGAGGCATCAGAACTCCTCGGGACGAAAGAAATGACAGCAAGAGAGTTTATTGAGTGGTATGCAGAGGTAAACGATTGCCGTGGACGTAATTGTGCAGAATGTGTGTTGGATGAAACGAACACTAAGTGCAACAAGAATTTGTGCAGCAAACGCAGCTGGGAAAATAATATAGATGAGTTTCTTGAAATTGCGAAATCAGGTAGAATTACAGTTCCTACGCCCATTGATACTCTTGAAAATTTTATCAAGAATCCAGACCGTGCAGCGTTAAATGATGAATTTGTAAATGCGTTGAAGATGGCGGTGGAGAAGTTGAAAGAGGTGGAATGATGGAGAGATTAACAGAGGATTATAATGATTCATATTGCTTAAAAAAATGCTACCCTAATAATGATAGCTTTTGCGATGGCGATGGCAGAGGTTGTCCAATAGATAATTGTGGAGTAGTTATTGAGGCATTAAATAAGCTTGGAGAATATGAAAAGGCAGAAGAACAGGGCTTGCTCGTGAGGCTGCCGTGTCCTATTGGTACAACTGTATATGACATATGCGGCATGGATATTCGGGAAAACGTGTTAAGTGGAATTGAATGCGGCAAAGATGGTAAACAGTTTTTGTGGGCAAACCATGATGAGTGGCTCGGAGAATTAAATGATTTGGTATTCCTCACCCGTGAAGATGCTGAGAAGAAGCTAGAGAAGCTTCAAAATAATGCCTGAAACAGCGTTTTCGTTGAAAGAATAGGAGAGATATTTATGTTTGCACAAATCAAAGACATAAAAGATTACATTCATAAGTGCAATGTTGAGAAGTTGCCCATCACTTATGATGATAAAATGGAAGTGAATTTATTCGGCAATAAAATTTTAGTAGAAAGAAATGAATGGTTATGGCATTTACATTTAAAATTAACCGATGTATGCAATGCAAAATGCTTCTTCTGTGTGGAGCAGAACGCTGAACGTTGTGAAAATGCAGATTATTTCGTAAAACAAGTTGATGAAATGTTAACTGAAATGGAAAATGCTGGTATTTTATATTCTGTTTCCGTCACAGGTGGTGAACCATTGTTGTTTAAGAAGTTTGACAAACTATGTGATGTATTAAGAAATCATAATATTAAATTTCTTACAATGAATACAAATGGTAAATATTTAGAAGATAATCTTGATAAAATTGATGGGTTGTTTGATTTTGTGGATATTAGTCGACATGCAATTTCTGATAAGAGAAATAATGAAATTTTTGATACATATATGCCTTCCTTATCTGACTTAAAACGTATCAAAGGTAAATTAGTTAAAACAAAAATGAGATTGCAATGTGTATTATGTGACGCAAATACGATTGAAAATGTATTAGAAATGATAGATGCGTATTCGTTTGCGGATGATTTATCTTTTAGAAAGCTCATGAAGTTGAGTGACCAGAGTGGAATTAAATATGACGATAAAGAGAAGTTATACGATGAGATTCTTGAATATGCATATAATCATTTTGAGTTAGTAGAGCAAACAATTCAAGATTATTATGTATATGAAATATGGAAATGTAAAAATACATTAATTACTTTTAGTTATTCAAATATGAAAATGTTAAGTGAAGTTGAGAAAACAGAAGATGATCATGTTTGCAGAGAATTTATTATTCATCCAAATGGCACGATTTCAGGTAGTTGGAATAAAAATATGAAAGTGATTAAGAATTGAAATGTTGTTTTCGAAGGAGGATTAATATGAAACCAGAAGAAGCAATTGAAAACTTACGGGAACGCATTGACTTAGCTAAAAAGGTCAGGACAAATGTGCCAGGAATTGTTGAGTATCGTAAAGCATTAGAATTAGCAGTTAAAGCGTTAAAAAAGCAGATGCACAGAAAAGTGAGATACGAGGTTGTAGAATACGACGAATACTACGATGTTAGTTTATATGCTTGCATCTGTCCGTCATGCGGACTGCATATTATTGAGTTTTCGGATAATGATGTAGTCTTTAAATGCAATAGCGATAGCCCAGAAGATGTGTTTCATTCCAGTATGGTGCATCATGCGTATATTGGTATGAATAATTATTGTAACAGATGCGGGCAGAAATTAGATTGGAGTGAAAAAGATGGCAGATAAAACATGCAAAACTTGTATTGAAAATGACAACGGGCTATGCGACCGTAAAGGTATCCTGATAGAGGAAGATGATACCTGCGAAAAACACACAGAAAACTGGATAGACTCTTTAATGGAGAAATTTATCCGAAAATCAATGTGGTAAGGACAGAAATGTCCTTGCCAGACGGGAAGGTGGCTAAATGACAAAAGTGAGTTGGATTCGATTAGAAATAGATATGTTCGACAACAAGAAAATCCGGCATATCAGAAAACTTCCAGAGGGGAACAACATCGTTCTGATCTGGATGATGCTCCTGACGATGGCAGGGCGTTGTAATTCAAACGGGATTATTTTTCTGACAGAGAATATTCCATATACAAATAAAATGCTGGCTGACGAACTGGATTTTGATGAGAGTGTGATCGAGCTTGCACTCACAATTCTTGAAAAGTTCGGCATGATAACCAGAGACGGAACATTGCTTTCGATTCCCGGATGGGAAGAACATCAGAACATTGATGGCCTTGAAAAAATCAGAGAGCAGACAAGAAAACGAGTTGCCGAGCACAGAAAACGTCAGAAAGAATTGTCAGAAGAAGAATGCGTGCTGGAAATTCCAGAACAGATTTCTTGCGAAAAAGATTTAGTCAAGCCCGGTGATGTGCAGAAAGTAGTCGATGAATGGAATAAGCTTCAGCAGTTCGGTATTCAGCCAATCGCAAGAATGACAGCAAGGCGAACGCAAATGCTGAAAGCAAGAATCCGAGAATACGGCATGGACAAGGTAATGGAAGCATTAAACAATGTACAAAGCAGTGACTTCCTCATGGGAAAGAAAACTGATTTTATAATAAGTTTTGAATGGTTTGTGAAACCAAACAACTTCTTAAAAATACTCGAAAATAAATACCACAATAGGGAGGATATGCGAAATGGAACTGGCACAGCTCAAAGAAATGTCGAACCAATCATCCCACTTGGAGAATGGGACGGAGGAGAATCAGATACCCCGTTCGCTTGAATGCCCTGAATGTGGGAACAGCGGGTGGAGATGGGTAAGAGATGCAAGTGGTATTCCCTATTGTGAGGAATGCCCTTGCGGAATCAGAAAAAGAATAATCCTTGAAAATCAATTGAAATTTGCAGAGCTTCCAAACGTGTTTAAAGGCTCAAATTTCAACGATTTGAAGTCAAGTGTATATTTGAACACTGAGAGCCGAAAAATGTTTTCTCAGGCGGCTCAGGCAGTAAATTACTGGTTTAAAAACCTTCCTAATATGCAGAAGAAAGGGATAGGACTATATCTTTTTTCAAATGCAAAAGGTTCTGGCAAAACTAAAACGGTATGCAGCTTGGCAAATGAGATCATGAAAAAATACCAGAAGCCTGTCAAATTCACCACGTCTCTCAGAATTCTTGATGAGATCAAGAACACATGGGGAGCCAAAGAGAATGCAGAGGGAAAGTTAATAGAGGATTTATCCAGAACAGAAATCCTTATCATTGACGACTTCGGTGCCGATTCTGGTAAGGACTGGATTAACGAAAGATTCTATAGCATTATCAACGGGCGATATGTTGACAGGAAAGTTACTATATTCACAAGTAACTGCCAGATAGAAGAATTGAAATACGATGAGAGGATCACAAATAGGATTCTGGAACGTTCACTTGAAATTCCATTTCCGGAAGAATCTGTCCGAATGCATATGGCACAGCATATTAGAGCGGAAATGATACAGGGGATGCATAGATGAGAACAATAAGTGAAATGTACAGACGTTCCGGAGGAACTGCGTATCAGCATAAGTGCTCTGAATGTAGATTCTATAGGGATGGAAAGAAGGAGAAATGTCTGATGTACGGCAGTGATCGGGACTGGCATGGAAATTTCATTGCCTGTAAATTCTTCAATCTCGAAGATGATATGCCGGAAGGACAGATGAATATTTTCGATTATGTGTGAAAGAAAGGAGGAACGAGGAACCGCTGGCCAGCGAAAGGATATCCCGGTTCCTCCTTATTTTTTATGAATAATGACGACTTGAAATATGCAATTGAGAATGGTATCATCAATTTGTCTCACATACAAGAACAAATTGAAATGAATAAAAGGGAAGAAATTTTAAAAGAATACAGAGGCAGCATGTGGAAAGCATCTGACGGATACTGGAAAATCCGCATGACTTATGACGAAACCGGACAGAAAAAAGTATTCAAACGCAGGTCTAAACAGGATTTAGAAGATTTGATTGTCAAAGCCCATAGGGAAAAGGTTGAAAATCCAAAGATTAAGAGTATATTTGAAGACTGGGCGCAGCGTAAGTTTGATTTGAAAAAAATATCTGTGCAAACCTACCAGAGATACCATCAGGATTTCAACCGGTTTTTCGGAATACTTGGTGAGAAAAAAATTAGAAGTATTGAACCAGAAGATGTTAGTAACTTCCTGGAAGAACAGATCAGTGAACACAATCTAACTGCAAAAGCTTTCTGCAATCTTAAGACGATTACCAGAGGTACTCTGAAATGGGCGAAGCGTAACAAACTGATTGACTGGAATGTACAGGAATTGTTCTACGATTTGGATGTCACCGATAAATCTTTCAAGAAAAGTATTAAAGAAGACTCTAAGGAAGTTTTTAATGATGCGGAAATGAAAAGAATCGTAGAATACCTAAAAGAGAACCAGGACATGGTAAATTTCGGAATATTACTTATGTTCGTAACCGGTCTGAGAGTTGGGGAATTAAGTGCTTTAAAGTGGGAAGATTGGGATTCGAACACCGGAATAATCAGAATCCGAAGAACTGAAGTCAGACATTATGAAAATCACAAAGGAATTTTCGAAGTCAAAGATTTTCCAAAGACAGAAGCTGGAATAAGAAACGTAGTGGTTCCTCAGGGATGTATATGGATATTGCAGAAGCTCAGAAACATGTCTGCATTCTGCGAATATATATTTTCCAAAGATGGGAAACGATTGAACACTTATTCGTTTAGGAACCGGCTCCGGACAGTATGCAAGAACACTGGCTGCGTTCAAAAATCACCGCACAAAATACGAAAGACCTATTGTACAATCCTCTTAGACCACAGCGTAGATAACCAGATGGTAATATCGCAAATGGGTCACTCCAGCATCTCATGCTCGGAAACTTATTATCATCGAGATCGAAAGAATCTTCAAAAAAAGCAAAAAATCATGGACAGCATAGATGAATTTATGGTAGTATCGAGATAGTTTTTGGTCATTTTTCAAAGAGGGAACAGCTAGGGAACAAAAAGGAACACCCTGGAAAAGTTAGAAATGTTGATTTTATGGGAAAGATAGCAGTTTAAAGATACGTTCGATTCCCGTACTGGCTGCTAACGAAAACCTTGAAAAATCAAGGTTTTTTGTGCTTTTTAGGGGTATGTAAAATAGCCGAGGGAACAGGCTAGGGAACAGAACAAATATTCGAATTAAAACCATAGGAGGAAAGCTTGTGTGTGAGACACAGGTAAAACCATCGCAGACGGCAGAAATGCGGTCTTTTTTTGTTGCCAAAATTATGTTAATATGGTTGTATGGAGGTGATGTTTTGACACATACCGCATACGATGTAATGAAAGAATATCTGATAACCGGCGCAGAGTTGGATGGTCCGTACCAGATACCGGTCATTCCACCGATGCAGCTGGCGCCAAAGAAAAGCATAGACTTTGTTTCTTCAAAATCCAGATCATTAAAAGGACATAAGGACCTGACCGTAAATTTTTATATTGATGACAAGAGTTTCTTACAGGTATGGAATCAGCCAGACCAGTATGTAGAGCATCTGAAATGTTTCCATTCAGTTTGCAGCTCGGATTTCACAATTGCTTCGGGAATGCCTACGGCACTAAATATATACAACCTATACAGGAATCATGCTCTAGGCTTCTATTTTGCGATTTTAGGCGTTAATATCATACCATCGGTAAATGTTATCAGTCCAAAGGAAATGCCTTGGATTTTCGATGGTACGCCGCACAGAAGCACTGTATCATGTTGCACCAACGGGAGAGTACGGTCTAAGTCAGCCAGAATGGAATTTTGCGAGAATTTTAAAGAAATGCTTGACGCAATAGAGCCGACAAAGGTTGTGATCGTTGGCATCGTACCGGACGAACTTAATGTGGATGTGCCAATAATAAACCTCAATTCACGGAGCCAGAACATGAAGGAAATGTTCAGAAAGGAAGAGCCATGGGCCGGTGGACTTCAGAACACTGTACCCGTTGAACATTGGGCCGTTAAGCCCTAGTAAAAGCGGTTGTCCTTGCAGTTCGTCCCGGTGCGCCGGGTTTTCATTGTACCCGTAAATAAGCGAATTGAACTGCTCAGCGGTTTTGATCTCTTTCGGAAGATCATAAACAACGGTTTCATCTGTAAACATTTTTCCTGTAATCATTGATTTTTCTCCTTTTCTGTGATATTTTATTTTTGCTGGTATTTTAATAATTATATTTAGGGCTCCGGGTTTTCTGGAGTCCCTTTTTTATGCTGACATTTTATAGAGAATTAAGAACTTCAGTTCCTCATACTGTCGGGAGTTAATCCCGGAGAAGTCGCTCCCGATCAGTTCCAGGAGCTTTTCTAATTTTCTTTTTGTGCGGGATTTTTCGATTAGCCCCAGGTATTTCCCGTAGTTCATTCACACACCCCCGACATTAAATTTAATAACAGCGTGTGGACTTTGCTCTCTTCACGGAAATCATTTTTATTTTTCCCTGTGGCCGCCATCCACAAAGTGGAGTAAGTGCGGTTCGCTTTAAATAATGATTTGAAAATTATTTTTTTCATTCTTGTTTTTCCCCTTTCGGTTTTAAGTTTTTGCTCTCTGTTTCTCTGTTGATGGTTATATATTAGCATAGTTTAATAATAGTGTCAATAGCATAGTTTAATAAAAATATTATTTTTAAAATAGTGTTTTTTTCTGCATATATAATAGGGAATAAAAAAATATCGAAATAAAAACCCATAGCCGAT